TATACTTGACCTTCTAATAAACACTAATTACTCCATCCCACTACCAAATGTGCTATAGAACCAACAACACCGCCCATAGCAAGCATTACCCAGAAAGCACCTTTCCATCTGTTCGCTTGAGCTTTCAACTCAGAAACCTCTTCGTGAACATGACGAACTTCATCTTGAAGCTGTGTAAGTCTCTCTTCTAATCTAGCTAAAGTTACTTCTACTTTCTCTGACATCAGCACTTCCACCTTCTTCTTGCCTGCCTTAAACGGCTGTTCGGATCTTTTGCCGCTTTCGGAAACTTCTTCATTTGCCCAGCAGAACGAGCACAAAAAGACTTACGTCTTTTAGCATCCTTACTGCCTTTCTTTACCTTGCCTGTAACAGCCGTTTTTAACTTAGACCCTGGGTTGTCTCGCCTATAACGAGCAACACCAGCTTTAGTCATTCCCGCCCCAGACTTAGTGGAGCGGAAATACTTTTTTGTTTTTGGCGGTTGCTTATCTCGCTTCCGAGTCATAACTCTACCCGAAGAATCCTGTAATAGAATCTACGGCAGTAAGCGTAACATGACAGCCATCCGAGAATATTATACCATGGTCAGGAATGCTAATCTGAGTATCATCTGATGCTAAAAAGGTCATACTTAGAAGCGTTGCTCCTGAAGCACTACCATTTCTGAACACTGCGGCAGGAGAACCACTACCCGCGCTTCTTACAACAAATGATTTCAAACGTGTCCTGCCACCGTTTAGTGTGCCTGTACTAGTAGCTGTTTTTGCAATAATAGAACTAGCCATTGTAGCCTCCTATTATTCTACGCTGTTGTTAGCCATCGCATAAGTGAGGACACCTGTAAAAGTTCCACTTGTAGCAGCAGAGGCACCTACTTTACCTGTAACAGTAATACTGGCAGCTAGACCTCCAGCAACAGCCAAAGCACCATCAGCACCCTTTAATGTGCCTTTGCTATCAGCATCGACTTCATTAAATAAACCGTCTGGGTCACCTGATGAACCAATATCTACAGTTGGACTACTACCACCAGCAGCACCACCTATTGTTAAAAATGAGATAGGAATAGCTCCCGCTGGTAAAGTTAATGTCTCTCCAGAAGTAGCTGAAGTGCCAACTCTTACGTTGGTAGCTGAACTGGCTGTTGGGTCGAAAGAAACTTGAACACTTTGAGTAACAGGTGTTGGAGTGTGTGTTCCTTTTATTCCACCACCATAAGAGCGTACTATGCCCTGAAAAGTTGTTGTAGCCATATTAATCTCCTTGTCTTGGCTAATGTCTGCTTAATTGCAGTCAAGGGTTAAATAATCATACCTTAAAAAATAAAAAGCGGCAAGGTTAGTTGATACCTAGACCTTACCGCCACATCTACAGGAGAGATGTCTCTTTTATGCGCCCGGTGAACCGAACACACATCTTGGATCAGAGAATCCGAAGCTGTAACGCTCACGAGCTTTGAATCTCATGTTACCTGTGTCAAAATCAGGATCCATGTTGGTAGCCAACGCTAGACGCTCAAAGTGCTTGAAGCCATTTGGTGCGTCTGTTTTGATGAAGAACGCATCTGTATCAGTCAAGAAATCGTTAACGACATAGCCATCTGGTAGCATGCCCATTGTCTTGATTGCGTTTACATCATTGTCGGATGTTCCAACACGAAGATTAGAAACAAGTAGCCTCTCTGCAATAAACTGAAGCTGACGAGGAACGATTAGCTTCATGCCGCGAAGTGCGATAATCAAACCACGCTCATCAACAAACCCAGCAATGCTGATTAACGCATCTTCAAGAGAAGTTTCGTTCAAGTCAGCAGCAGTTGATGGCTCGTTATTAAACGTACCACCACTTGTTAGAGGGTGAGATGCGTCACATAAAGCAACACCGTCACCACCAGCAAAAGCACCAGCGGAGAAAGCATTGTTCAATATTGAAGCAGCTTTTACTTGTTTTGAGTGTGCCATAGAACGTGCAAGTGCACGAGTATAGCGTGATGCTAGACGATCATACAGATTATCTTCGATAGCTTCCTCAGTGATTGAGAAGGCCATAGCAACTGTCTCGTGGTTGTAACGAGCAGTGTATGCTTCCTGCGCATCATCAAATGACACACCTGAACCTTCACTTTTTACTGGGGCTGCACCGAAACCTGATAGCATTACCTCTTCTTCAAAAGCACGATCTGATGCCTCTGTGTCGAAGATTTCAGCATGCTGACCTTCATAACGATTGTATTCCATGCCAAAGAGAGCGTTTAAACCGGGCTCTAATTCTTTGGCGAGTTGTGCTCTAGAAATAGCCATGATCTAGTCTCCCTTAACTTACTGTTGCTTCAGCAGAGCCTGCTAGAAGCGCATGGTTGTTAATTACCACAATCAAAGGAATACCAGCAGCGGTGAAATCTTCGTTCTCTGGATCATCAAGAATACCAACGATCTTTAGAGGATGAGATAAATCTGAAGCGTCTACAGTTGAAACGTCCAGTTGTGCGGCTGACATGCCAGTGGTTGTGCTTCCATTCGCTGCACCCTTACCAGATTCAGCAGAAAACTCGGCACCCTCAAAGATAGTAGCAATTGCTGTTGCTTTATCTGTGAGTGAAGCGTCTGAACAAACTATGAAACGCTGGAAAGGATTGTCATGAACAAACCCGATAATATCAAAGTTTGTGTCTGCTCCTGATCCAGGCCAGAAATTTGAAAAGACCTTTTTGCCTGTTGATGATGATACATATTCACAGCCTGCAAAGACACCTACGAATTTCAGTGTGTCACCAGAAGCAGAACTTGACACGGCAATTGTGCCACCGTTTGTTGCAATAACTGGAGAACCTTGAAAAATCGCAGAAGCATCACTGGCAATGTGATATGAATTAGTGCCCTGAGTAGCTGGTGCGCCACCGAGCATGCTGATTGGCTTTAAACCAAATCCAACATTTACGTTTGCCATATCTTAGCTCCTAAAATTAGGTGGCTAATCTTTACCACCAAAAGTTACACGACTACGCCTATCCGGTTTGTGAATAGGCATTGAGGAATCTTGCTCCCTCATCAAGTTTTGGTCCACGGCATCCATTTGTGTACGGGTCTGCTCCCGGAAATATTCAGTTCTCTCTTCAACCGTTTCCTCTGGGATCCGTGCAAGCATCAAACCGCCTACACCTATTGTTCCTGCATGCTTACCATCCTCTATAGAAGGGTATACCCCCTCTAGGTCAGGATATTCGTCAGCACGAACTGGTTCCCATCCTTCCCGCAATTTTGCGCCTACGTTCATAGAATCGTCTTCCCCACGAATGGATGTTCTAATCCAGCGGTGCTTAAAGCCTGCGGGAGCTTCTGGAGCCTCCAGTTTAGATGGAGGTGCCCAAGGCTTTCGTCTTTGGGTCTTTGCGCGAGTTGCAGCCTCGCGTGGCTGTCTTTTAGAATCTGTCATAATTAATCCTTAACATACTTTGCGTATTCTTCCAATGGTACATTTAATCTTTTTGCAATTGCAATCTGAGAAGGTGTTAGTTTAACCTTTCTTTTGCCCTTCGATGGTGCCCTTGATGCAGACGAATCAGCCGAAGCAACTCTAGGGCTAGAAGACTTTTGAGTGTCTGAGAACTTATGTGGGAACTCAGTTCGTATTCTTCTATCTAATTCTTTGTAGTATTCATCAGACCGTGGATCGAAACCTTCGTCCTCTATCAGTTGCCTATGAACACCAAAAGCAGCGTATGTCATGGGCTGGTCTGTGCCAAACCAATCATTCTTTTCTGCCCAGGCTTCTGCTTTCGGGTCGGGTTCTGCCTGTGGTTGAGGTGCTTGGACTGGTTGTTGAGGTGCTTCTTCAGCTTGCTTCGCCCTCTTTTCCATCTGTTTTTTAGATTGTTCTAACTGTGCTTGGTCAAGAGCCAGCTTGCTCAAATTCTTCTGAGCCTCAAACATTTCATCAGCATTACCTTCATCATATGCTTTTTGATATGCTGCCTTGGCCGCTTGAATCTGAGAGTCTATCCTTGTACCAAACTCTCCAACATAGGACTGGTCTAAGGAATCAAGTCTTTCTTTAAGTTCTTTATTCTGCTTCTGTACCGCCTCTGCATACTCTATTGCGGCCTTGCGCTCAGACTCTTCTTTACGGTATTTCTGTGTTATCTTTCGTATTCTATCTTGAACATTCTTGGAATATTCAGATAACTCATCATCGTTTGATGCTTCTTTTTCTTCGGTTTGAGCCTCTGCTTCAGCTTCTTGAGGAGCCTCTTCTGTTTCCTCTTTCACATCAACTTCGGTTTCAAACTCTAATTCTTGCTGTTCAGCTACGTTTTCTTTGCTCATGATGTCCTCTATTTATAACTTTTAATGTCGTCAGGATCTACGATTGTGGCGATAACCTCATCATCGTTGATGATGCGAACCTCTCCACCCGTGATGTTGAAACGAGAACCTGCATATCTGCCAATGCAGACCCAGTCTCCCTCCTTGCACCATGCCTCTCCACCAAACTTGTCTTGGTCTTGATAGGCTAACGGCCCAACTTTAATTACATATGCAACAACCGTTGCTCGAGCTTCTCGCTCTCGAACTTGGTCTGGAATATACACACCGCCATCTGTTTTATCGTTCCCGGTGTAGGGCATAACAAGTATGCGCCACCCTGTTGGCTGTGGTACTCTTTCTTTTAAGGACATGTCTTGTGCAGCTTTTTCGGATTCTTTTTTTGCTCTCTGCTGCTGGAGAATATAGTCAGGAACTAGAAGTGTCTTCGTCATAGTTGCTCTTCTTTAGCAGGGCCTGTAATTCATCAAGAGCATAGGTGACACCCTGTATTTCACCGACTCTTGCTCGGTAGTCTTCCATATTTGAAATACCACCACTTGCTAAACCTACACTAATATCATCTACTCTTTGTTTCAAGACTTTTCGATATTTTGTTAAAATATTAATTAAATCCATGTTTACATTCTACTAGTAGTTGGGATACATGATCTGCACAGCACCACTGTCTGTAATACCTAAATCCCCTCCCGCGTCAATAAGGTCCCTTCGATCCAAATCTGTTCCTAATCCAAAGTTCTCTAGAGTTTCTTGTGTGCTTACAAACTCAGATGGACTCAGATTTATCAAGAGCTCGTTACGAGTGTCAGGTTCATTTACAGGCCTTCGCATGTCGGGATAAAAAGGATTCGCTACAGGTCCTTCAGCGTTTGCTGAAATTTGTTTATTCGCCCCAGGAAGCAAATCAGATATTCTACTAAGGGCTTCTGTTCCTGCACCCCCTGTAAAGAAATCAAGCATACTTCCAACCATGCTTTTAGGATTATTACGAGGATCTTTGTTAGGATCATAAAGATTTTCAGGATCAGTGCTAAATTCTGGAACCATTTTTGTTCCTCCCGGGTCAGCCATAGAAACAATCGGCCCAAAAATATTGCCGGGGAGGAGAGAAAAAATACCTCTAGCTCCCATCTCTATTGGTGACATTGGTTCTATCTGTTTACGAAGAGGCCCAGAAATAGTAGGCTCTCCTTCACTGCTACCAAACAAACTACCAAAGCCTCTTCTTAAAGAAGGGTCATCTGTTTGTGGGTTCATAAATCTTTGAACTCGTTTGTTTAATATTTCATTTCTTTGGTTTTGTTCTAAATTTGGAAAGCTAATATACTGCTTGAGCCCTGTTGAACCATAGGGGTTTACTATGTTTCCAGAGAGATCTCTTCTTGCAGGTTCATACCCTGCATCAATCATGTTTGCTAATTGAAATTCACTTACGATTGGGTCACTAACTGTTCTAGGAAGGTTAGGTTTACCTGCTTTACCAAATCTTCTAGCTTCGTTTCTTAACCGTGTCTGAGTTCCTCTTTCTATGGCTGAAGCCAAAGAAGACATGATTCCAGACTTTTCTGGTTTTTCTCGTGTGCTTATCGTAGTCCCTTTAGATATAGGACGATTTGAAAGACCACTCCTACCCCCGCCAAAGTAGTCATCAAATGCTTTTTGTTGCTTTGCCCTGCTACTAGAATAGCTATCAATAGCCACTTACTTTACTCCTGAAAAACCTGTGCCACCAATTGCTGCTCCAACACCACGACATACAAACTTACCATCTTTTGCCATGATTACTGGTTCATCATCGCCTCTTCTTTTAAGTTTTGGCCTTTTGTTTTTTTCTTTATTTTGAGGGTGTTTTGGATCTAACAAGTCTGGATTTTTTCTAAGTTCTTTTGCCATGCCGGGATTGTCTTTGTAGAACTCAGAATTGTCTTTTAGAAACTTTTCTACTTTTCTACGCTGCTTTACCTTTTTAGGCATTGCAATAGGACCAACCATCTCTGCCATACTTCTCTCCAATACTTGTGAGCCACCATCTTTTTTACTGCGGCCTTTGTTGATTAAGTTTACAGCCTGACTTCTACTAATACTTAAATCGTCTGCAAATTGATTTATTCTGGGTCTTGCCATTTAAGTCACCTTCATGTCTTGAGAAACAGTATGCCGTAATTGTTTGATTTTGTCTATTCCACTTTTGTTATGCAACTCGAACAATACCAAGACTCTCCCTTATCTTTAGAAAATCCTGATGTCTTGGCACCACATGCAGCGCATTCTGTGGATTGATATATCTTGTATTCTTTAGGCCAACGAATGTCATGCTTCTTAAACTTTCGCTCTCCATATTTTCTTACCCTTTTTTCGGCCATACGGATACAGCCATATAGGCTCCCACGATGCCCCCACCTGTCAAATATAATAAATTAGAAAGGTCTGTAAGAAGTTTTACTCTTTCATCTGACACAAAAGGCATGAACATTAGCAACGTATACAGTGCCATAAAACACAATACAGCCGTAGCCATACGTCTTTGTGCGGTCATTTTGCGCAGTTCTGCTGCTTCTTGCTTCTCGGCTGCCTCTATTTCATGCAACTTTTCGGCTGCTAACAACTCATCATCGTCTACAATTCCGTCCCCATCTAGATCATATTTGTTATAGTCGGAGCCTTTTTGTAGCTTTTTCTGAATCATTTAGATACCCCTTTGAACTTCTCAAAGCTCCTCAAACCGCCAAGACCTAACATCCCAAGTAGAATCGTTGTTAGCGTTTCCATATCGAAACTAGGTAGCTCAGGAATCTCGACACCAGCAACCGCTGTTGCGAAAAGAATAAAGGGAACAGCAATAAAGTGGTACGCAAGCGCGACCGCAGTGACCCATCCTGTAAAGGGACGCCATCCAGCAACAAATATTGACCGGTGCTGCGCTTCTTGCTTGTTGACTTCGACTTGCGCGAGGGCCGCCTCGTGGGCTTGCTTTTCGGCCAAGGTGGCAATTTCATGCGCGAGGGCGTTCTTTTGGTCCTTGTCTTCAATGAATTTATCCAATAATCCTGTTACGGGTCCTATTAAAGCTTGTATCATTTAGCACCTCTTTTCAATGCCGCCTGTGTATTTATTCTGTAGATATTCACATCGTTCCTATCTTCAGCTATCTGAGACTGCGTATTTATTCTTTGTTGCGCTAACTCGTAAGCCTGCATCAGCTTGGCTTGGTCTACTTGAAAATCCATCGCATCGCTCTGCATTTTACGCTGTATTTCCATGGTATCGTTCTCTAGCTCTTTCTGCCTGATACCTATCAATGGGTCTTGCGTATCGGCTGGTACAAGCAGAGGTGCCAATTGCTCAGTCGTATCGGCTGCTTGCTGCGCGACTGCTGCCTCAACAGCAACAGGGTCAATCTGCGGTGCCATCTCCCCAGCCATCTGTGCCTGTTGAATAATCTGACGAAACATTTCTTGTACCACATCTCGAGCATGCATGGATATGTGCTCTTGTATGTGAGACTGAAGCAAGATAAATGCCTGTGGATTTACTGTGGATACCTTAGAGCGAACCATGGCTGCATGCACTCGTATATGTGCAATATGGTCTTGCTGTTGAAACGCCTTCAACGGAATATTCTTCAATACATTTCCGTTCTCTGTCCCTGGATCTGTAGGTGCAGGCTGTGGTGGTGGAGGCAGAATTGCTTCGATATTCTTAATATCTAGTGCATCATACACTCTTCGATATGCCTCGTACATGTTGTGCAACTGCGGAGCAGCCTGTGCCATTTGCAGTTGTGTTTGTGCCAGAGACATACGCTGTGCCATTGAAAAGATGCTTGGATCAGACACAGGAAGTATATCTACACGGCCATCAAAGTCCTGCGCCATCAACTGTGGGTTTGCATTTGGACCTACAAAATACGGATATGGCACCGGATTCTCGCCAAATATCTCTGCAAGCATACGGAACTCTTGCTTCTGCCCATAGTGCATACGCTTGTGAATACTGCTAATAACCTTTGAGCCCTGCTCTATCAGAGCAACGGTTGTACCAACAGGAGCTTGTGAATTTACATCTGCAATCTTTGCGTCTGCCACCTGTGCAAAGCGTTTACCAGAATCTACTACAACACCAAGCAATTGTGCCAATGTGCCTGATGGCTCTTTGTATGGTAGAGGTATAATTGCATTGCGAACATCTCCAGCAGGCGCATCGATATCTCTAAACTCACCAGGAACCACGGGCTCGTCATCGTTACGAATCCTCACACCGCGTGCTTTAAAACCACCAGGAAGATTAGACAATGTGCCTGCATCGATTAGCTGACGCAGGATAGAGGTTGCTGCTCGAGACAGACCACCTATTGTGTGCAGTAACCCAAATCCATAGAAACCAAGGCCGGGTAAGAACTTGTAATGTACAAAATACTGCCGCTTTCTGCGAAGCGGATCCATCTCACGATAGTTTCGAGTGACCGACAATACCTGACCAGAGCCCTCGTCAATCGTAACAATGTATGGAAGT